CTCTTTTCTTTATAATCAATAATTTTTTTTCTGGTATACTCAGTGTCAAACTGATGTAAAACACTTTCTAAATCTTTGATTATTTTTTTGTAAACAGTCATTTTGAACTCCAATCTATTATTACTATTATTATTAATTAACCTAAACATTAATCTAGGTTTTTAAATAAGTCAAACACCAAATGCACTTTTTTTTATTTTTTTTCAAACTATTGTAAAATAAGGGTTTTCTGTGATATATTAATCAAGTTCCTCCAGTCCTCAACTTAGGAACATACAAAAGAACTCCAATTCTTTGTATAATATGGGGGGTAATAAGTTGGTTGATTACTATGCCCCCCATTATTAAAGAATCAGACATTCAAATAGCTTGTAATGACTACCTAATATTACTTTCTAAGAAATATAATTTCAGACATTTTCATGTTCCAAATGAGGGTAAAAGGTCTATTTGGCTACATAATAGAATGAAAAGAATGGGTTTGAAGTCTGGTTGTCCAGATATAATTATTGAATATCCAGAAGGTAGAATTTTATATGTGGAACTTAAAACCAAAAAAGGCAGGTTATCAGATAATCAAAAGTTGTGGGCTGTACAATCTAAAGCTTTAGGTACACCACATTTTATAGTTCAAGGGGAGATTAATGAATGTATTGAACAACTGGGAGGAATAGTTGAAAAGTACATTCCTATAAGATGTTAGGTACTTACCTAAGTTTACCACCCTTTAGCTTTAAAATCTTCTGTACAGCCCTTAAATCGCCCTTAAAGGGCATCTTGTATCTTCTGCGACCTTTTCTTTTTTTCATAGGTCTTTTATCTATGAGTTCGGATATTGTCGCTGTTGTAGTAAAACCATTCATTTTCCCACTTTCCTCATTGCCTTAGAATGTGCTTGAGCAAATGTAGAACCTTTTTTCATAGCACTAGCCATTTCCTTCATATGCTTTAGGGAATGATGCCTAGCATGAGCATTCATAGTTTTACGTTGTCTGGCTGTTAAACCTTCAGTAAATTTTTTTATAGATTTAACTAAAACCATTTATTTTTTCTTTTTACCCTTTTTCATTTTCTTTTTTTTCTTCATTCCTTTTGAATGTGAACCTTTATGATATGGCATATCTATCTCCTTTTCTTAGTTAGTAATGCTTTTTTCCAGAAGTAATTAGCTATATTATTAAAGAAGTGAAATATCTTCATATAAAAATTACTCATCAACAATAACCTTTTTTTGTTTTAGCTTTACATCTCATACATTCTAGCCAAAATTCTGTAATTTTTCTAATTCTATTACCTTGAGTTGCATGAATAATATTTTCTTTTCTTTTCATTTCTTCTGCTGTTGCATATTTCAAAACACATTTTTTACAGTAAGGTTTGTTAGGTTTTTGGCTGTCTTTATGTTGTTTGATTCTAAGTTCTTTAACATGAAGATTATAAAAATAATTTCCTATCCTGCAAAAATATTTGCTTATAGATAAATAAAACCAAATCATTTTTTTGTGTCCGTTTTTTTCATTTTATCGTAAGACCTCATGCCAGATATACCTAACATACCAAACATCAATGGCATCATTACAGACATATCAGCTTGGGGTATAGTAATTCCAAATCCTGCACAAATAGGTGCAACCATATAATTTATTGCTAGAGATAAACCACAAATCCAACCTATTAATGGTCTCCAAGATGACTGAAACCAATTACCTTTTGCTTCTTCTATATTTATCTTTATTTGCTCCATAGCTAGGGCTTGAGCGTGTTTTTCAGCCATTGTAGCTATTTCATGGGCTAATTTATTTTTGGTGTCTTTATCCTCAATAAACTTGCCTAATAACTTAGATGCAACTGGTAATAAACTTGCAATCATGCACTTTTCCCTAACTTTTGAATTAATCTTTCTGCTCTATTAGTTGTTTGTCTATACCACAAACTATCTTTCATTTCGGCTTGAGCAGTTTCAATATCGTTATCTAATAAAGCTTGTTTAAATTTTTTGAATTTATTTAATCTTGGTAAACCTAATTGAAACACCATATGGGTTACACATTCTTTTACATTTTCGTCTACATTCATGCCTTCTGTAAATTGTTCCATATCATTTATGGCAACATTTAAATCTTTCTCAAACCAAGCATCAACTTGTTCTTTTGAAACTTTTGTTCCTATAGGTTTATCAAAATAATCATTATCCCATTCTGTGATTAGATGCCCTATCCCTGCTGTTGGGTATCCTTCAGAACATCTATAAATTTCATATTTTAAACCTTCTTCTTCAGCAATATGTTCTTTTAATTCTTCTAAGTTCATTTTTCCACCTTATGTTCTTGACCAATCCAAATACCAAATATTCCAGTCATAACACCCATAACAACCGATACAAAAGCTGATTGTGATGCTGTAGGGTCATCTAGTGCCATAAACCATTCTGCACATCTCCAAGACATTATTGTGCTTACAAGCATCATTAATCTCGGCAATATTTTCCATTTTAAAAAAGTTTCTACATTCATTGTACTAATAACTCATTCAATCCAAAACCCTCTAATAAAATAAGAGTAAAAAATAATAATAAAATTCCACCTGCAATTAGTTTACCAGAAAAATTTGTAGAACCAATCTTTATTGCAACAAATTCATTACTTAATATCCTTAAAGATAATTCAAAACTATTTTCGTCTATCTTCATATTCCATGGTTTTTCATACATTTTTTTTGTATCTAATTTTTTATCGGTCATTCTTTTATACTCCTCAAACTTTCCATAACCTTATCAATATCTGGTTCTTGCCCATTAGGGTCATATACACATTTATATTTTGTTGGACACCAAGTTTCTATCATCATTGTAAAAGTTTTATTTCCACCCTCATAAATACATGCTCTTTTATCTGTGTATTTTGATGTAATTCTTTTCTTTAGTCTACAAGTTGTGTATTTTTTTTCTATTATTTTGCCTTGCCAGACCTTTTGTTTATAAGTGTAGTCTTTTGGTGCATTATACATTTTACCATCTGCAAAAGCTTTTAAACCGAGAACTAAGAGCAATATAAAAACACCTATTCCAAAAAATATTATGCAACCCCATTTGAGCATATCCATAATTTCTTGTTGTTGTTGTTTTGCTTTTATTCTGGCTTGTTTTTGTGCTTCTTTAGCTTGTTTTATTTTCTCGGCTCTTTCAGCTAGTATTTGCTCCCAAGTGCCATATCCAAACCTATCATTTATCAGCAACTTAAGTTCATATCGCTGTTCTTCTAAAAGCTTTCTATCAATAAAATCTGATGCTGTTGATTCGATACCAAACTGTTGAGCAATGCCAATGCCCTTGCCTTGCTTCTTATTCATTTGTTCTTCGCCTTCAAAGAACCCATCAATTTGCTTGGCTATGTCTTTTATATCTTTTGCTGTGGCTATGTTGCTCTTAATAAACTCTACTGATTTTTGTACTAGAGCAATACCAGTTAGAATTTCTGCAACTACCAAATTTTACCTCACTAATAAACCTATTAATAATAAGACTATCGCTGAAACTGAACTAATCATATATAATTCAATTCTTTTAATTCTTAAAATAGCTTCTTTCCATCTTTCATCACTAACAGCTATGTGTTTCTCTAATGTTACATGAATTTCTTGTATTGTAGGTTTTGGCAATTAAACCTCCTCTGGAAAATCATAAATAGGTGCATTACCAGTAGGGTTTCCATCACTATCAACTGGCACTACAAATAATGCCTTAAAAGCATCTAAGTCTGCACAATTATTTATTGCTGTTTCTATAGTGCTACAAGCTGTTCTTACATTATCCCTATAAGTGCTTATATCAGATGGTATAGCAGTATTTTTTTCTGATTTTCTTGTTACATACCAATCTGAAACTGTTAATAAACCATTAGCAGTTGATTTAGTTCTTTCAATCCAAATAGTTTTTAAACCTTTATTTACAACTTGGTTTCCATCTTCATCTAGTATTGGATTATCATCTTCATCAACAGCATTAACATCTGTTAGGCTACGTTCTACATCTCTTGCCCAATAAAATCTTTCATCATAGCTTGTATCTGGGTCATCTTGCCAAGTAACACCCCAATCAGTTTTATCTTGTGCTGACCAAGCTGTTGCCCAATTATAAGGGTGTTTTATGCCATTATTATCAGTCCAAGATTTACCGACCTTTAAAGTTGTTCCATTGTATAACCAAGCCATTATATTCTCCTATCTTGCATTAGCATATTTAAAAGGTGCTTCGGCAAAAGCCATATAGATATATTGCCTTGCTGAATTATCATAAATTAAGCCACTCGGATAAGCGTTCATTAATTTAAAACCATTAGATAAAAAATCCATATCTCTGTTAGTATCACCAGAATATTCAGCATCATTAGTATCAGCAGTAAGATGTTTATTTGTAACATTAAAAGCATTTCTTGTGGCATCAAACATTCCCCACGAGCCACCATTTATATCTCTTAGTATGACAAAGGAGGGTCTAAACCCTAAATATACAAAAGTGCCTTGCCCTACTGGAGCAGAACTTCCAGTATAACTGCCAAATTTACTGTAGCCTTCTATTTCTGCAAAACAATAAGCTATAAACTCATCAGAACTGCCATTTACTTGATTAGAAGTACCTATTGAAAAAACAGTAGATGTCGGTAAAGTATCATTCCATCTTGTGTCTGAGTCAAATCCTGCACTATTTGTGTTAAGTGCTATTGAATCTGTTTCTGGTGCAGAAGTATTTCCACTGTGATATACATTCCAATTAGAACCACTATCAGTTCTGTTTTTAATTAAAAATACATTAGGTGTTTTGCCTAATCCGTGTCCTACTGTAGCTCCACCAGTACCATTACCAGTATAGGTAACAATGCTAAACCCTGCTGTTGTGTTTGCACTTACTGAACTTGTTATAGTACCATCTGTATTGCTTACAGCAGTTCCTCCTGCTTTCCAGTTCCAAGATACATAAGTGTTAGTATTAATATTTGTAAATCCTGCACCATCATTACCTAATGTAAATCCATCAGTATCAAATGATTGTATTTGGTCTGTACGAGTAGCTTCTGCATCACTAAGATTACTAAATAATCCTTTAGTTACACCTCTGACTGAATCAGTTAACAAATGTTGCTCTGTAGCTGACCTACGTTTTATCCAAGTCCAATCTGATTGAAAACCTACACCAGTTATACTTTGTCCAGTTCCATTACCAGTATAAAGAACTGTATTAAAATAATCATCAGCTTGTGTACTGGCATTAGGACTAATAGTAGGCTCTGGAAGATTTTTTGCACAAATAGCTTTAAATCCAGTTGGTGGAGTATATTTAAACTCAAAACCATCAGCATCAGTATTACCACTTACAGATGTATTTCCACAAAATGAACTATCTTGACCGAAATTAGCATCAGCAATAGTTGTTGCATTATCACACCTTATATGAGCAAAAACTCTTGTTCCTGCCGTAAATGTAAATGATGGTGTTGCTCCTTGTGCTACATTATTTTTATAAAATTGAACTGTGCCATTATCACAATCTATTGCTACTCCAATAAAATCTCCAGTTGCATAAGTTGAGCCAGATGTTTGTGCTGAATTTGCTAGATTTGTAATAATGCCATTTGACCTATATGTTCCTCTATTTGTTCCTAAAGTTGTTACTGTTTCTAAAAAATCTTCATCAATTATACCAACTAATAAATTTCCACTAGCACCATTATCAAATGCTAAAACCTCATAATAATGTTTACCCTCAGTAATTCCCATAGTGCTTATTGCACCATTACTTGCACTACCAGACATTTCTAAATTTCCCTCTTGGTAGGTTATACCAATTGAGGATAATGGATTAAGTGTTGGAAAATTATTCTCAGGACTATCAGGCATATCACAATCAGAAGCAACTATTCCATTAGATGTAAAATGATTATCATTCCCACTAGTATCAGCACCTATTGTGCTAGATGAACCACTACCAACTCCAGTTTGTTTAAACTCTAACCTAAACCCATTAGTGCCATAAGAGCCAGTATATGCTTTGGCTATCCATACACCATTTTTAAACTCGCCAAATGATGTAGGGTCTAATGCTGTGCCATCTACAAAATTAAATTCTGACAAATAACCATCAACAACTCCAACATCACTTGGATATCTACCAATATTATGGACAACATTTGCTCCAAAAAGTGAATCTGTAACTGTGCCACTTATAGTGGTAGCTTGTAATTCTCCATTTACATATATTTTGTATTTATCAGCATTAGCAGATTCAGAAGTGTCTATTCTTAATAGAACATGATAATAAGAACTTACATCTCTAAATTTTCTTGATGTAACTGTATAAGATGGGTTTCCCAAATCTTGTGTCATTTGTAGTTCGTCAGAAGTATTAAACCCAAACAAAAATGCAGGTGAACCTGCCCCTGCTGTAATAACCCAATGACTTGTATTACTTATTTTACTTCTTTTTATCCAAAAAGAAAGAGTACAAGTTGCACCACTACCATCGCCATCAGAACTAAACGTTTTAGTTAAATAAGCATTACTACCACTATCTATCCTTAACGATTGTGTAGCTACTGAATTATATAAACCAGTGTCTTGAAACCAATATGAATTGTTTAATGCCATTAACTAAATGCCTTTAATGGTTTTCCTAATAAAATTGAATTATCAGCTTTTATAACATAAGGCACAACATCATAGGCACTATTTGCTACAGATAAGCTTAAACCACCACCATCAACTGTTTCATAATCAGTTCCTAAAGATACTGTTCCTGCATTACCAGAACTTGGTTGTATAAATATCATAATGCCAGATTGCCCTACATTACTTGCTTCTGTTGTTGGATTAGCCAAAGTATTAGAGCCACTTCCTAAGGTTAGAATATAATTTTGGTATGTGTCAAAATCTAAAGTTTTTGTTGTAGATATAGTTGCTGTTTCTACAGCAGGAACACTTGCTTTTCCTAAAACAATTCTACCAGTTCCATTAGGTGTAAGGTTAATATCGCCATTACTTGTACTTACAATACTATTTCCATTTACATCAAGATTACCACCTAATTGTGGTGTTGTGTCTGTAACAACGTCTAAAGCCGAATCTGCAACGTTTACTGTATTTGCTGTAGTGTTAAATGTAGCAAAAGTAATATCATCTGAACCATCAAAAAACTTTAATATTGGTGCTGTTGCACTTGTTGTATCTAACCAAAATGTTCCACTTACTGCACTTGCAGGTCTTGATGTACCAGAATTTGACGTATTTATTGCACCTAAAACAGTATTTAAATCACTTCTAAATGATGGAAACGATTGGTTGGCTATTGTAAAATCAGTTGCTTGAGACATATTTATTTTACTCCTTTAAAAACCTTTAGCGATAAAATCAAAAGTTTTAGAAACTCCAGTATCTGAACTGTTAAAAAAGGCAACATCAAAACCATTTATTGTTTTATTTGATACTGTAAAATAATCGCCAGTTGCCATACCTTGTCCAGTTATCCCTACTGCAAAATTACCACTTTTGAATGGATTTGTAAATGTGATAGATTTAGTTCCAGTTCCAGAAACAATATCATTACCACTAAAAATTCTATCTTGCATATCTAAAGTTACTGTTACAGCCGATACGACTGGTGTACTTGCTAAATCTCTTGAAATCAAAACAACTCTAAATTTAAAATATCTTGCTTCATATTCCCCAATAACAAAACCTCTAAAATCTGTATATGTTACATTATCATCACTTGTTGCTATTTCTAAATGAGCATTACAGTTTGCAGGGGTATCACCATCAAAATTAGAACTAGCATCATCAAAATTTCCAGACCTATTATCAAATAAATCATCTGGATTATCTGCTGTTTGTGTTAATGATGCTGTAATTCTAACTGTATGCTTCGCACCTATATCAATAACATCAGCAAACTCATAATTACCACTTGCTTGAAAATCAGCATTTGCTACACCACTATCAAAAAATCTTGTTGTTTCGTCATCAAAATTACCACTAGCACTATCAAATAATTCTGAAGAATCTAACTCAATTGCCCCATCTGTTAAGACTGTATTTGTAAAAGTGCCACCAAATGTTGGGTGTTCTGATTGTGTTGTAATAGAATTAAAATTTAATGGACTAGTTACATTTGAAATTATAGCTGTTGCATTAGAACTAAAGTTACCTAGCTTATCTACTGCCTTAATTAAATATGTACCTTGCCTTGCAGGAACAGATATAGATGTTGCAGGTCTTGATATCTTTTCAACTAAAGCAACACTATTTAACCAATCTGCTGTTCCATCTGTAGCTTCTGAAAATCTTAAATTATAATAAGCTAAATCTAAATCAGTTACAGCTTCCCACGATAAATGTGCTTCTTGACCAGATACATTTGCTGAAAAATCAGTAACATCTGATGGTGGTGCTATTGCTCCCACAATTTGTCTTTGTGCAGATACATAAGTTGATGAAACACCTAAACTATTAACTGCTTTGACTCTTACATCATAAGTTGATTGGTCAATAACATTTAAAACTCTGTGATTAAGTCCAGAACCTTGAGCATAAATTATAAAATCACTATCTGTACTTAATTTGTATTCTACTTGGTAAAAATCAACAAATTGGTCTGGACTTGCACCAATTGTAATATCTAAAGCAACAATAACTGTGCCATCATTATATTCTATTAATTGGTCTGATAAAGTAACACTTGCAGGTGGTTGGACTGAAAAAACATTTGGTAAGGTCGTGTCTGGTATTGTAGCAACTTCTTGCTGAGTTCCAAATGTGTAAAAACTATCTTGATGTTCCGACAGAACCAAATTTATTGTGTGGTCTGCATTTATAGTCATTCCCTGCACTCTAAAAGGCTTTGCAGAAAAACTTGGTGTTGCATGAGTAATATTGACCAAATCACCTACTGCTAAATCTAATGCTGTTGCATCTGCTTTTAATGAAACATCTAAACTAGTTCTTGACCTTCTTAATATTATTTCTGCCATTTCTTGGGCTTGATATGGGCTATTTAACATAGAAAAATCAAACCTACCTTCTAACAATAAACCACCATCTGCTGTTTTCATTGTTGAATGTTGGTCTGCACTTGCTAAACCAGTTTCATCTACTGGTGGAAATTGTGCTGTATCAGATTGATAGCTTTTACTTGGGTTATTAAAATTAACAATTACTCTATTATATCTTGAGTTTTTGTTTTTACTTGTAACAGATATACCACCAATAATATTATCTTCTGTAAGGGTTATAGAAGCTGTTCCAGTGCTTTCAACTAAAATATTATATTTACCTGCTGTAAAATTTAAGTACCCTCTACAGCCCCTTAAAAAGCCTTTTACGTTATCAATAGCTTTTTTTGACGTATCTATAACTGTATGACTATTCATTAAATCAATAGCACTAGCACCACTAAAAGGGGTTATTTGAGTATCACAAACATCACCTGCTATTTGCCAATCTGCAAAATTGCTATCAAAATATTCATTGGTTATGCCCATACCAAATCTATCATTCCTTAAATAATCTAATAATTGATAAACTGGGTTATCTGAATATGCCCAAGTTGAACTATCATCTTTTCTGTGGCTACCAGAACCACCAGTAACTGTGCTATCTAAATTAGGGTTATAAACCTTTTTGCCCTGCACAACAGCTTGAACAGTCGGCAATGAGCCAAATTTATCTCTATTCCATTCAAACCTGATAGCAAGGTATGCTAAACCTCTTAATCTATGGTTGCTTGTCCATGAACTTAATGTGGATAATAAACTTGAAGCTGTCTGGCTATCTGTTCCAAAATGTGGCTCTACTGTAATTAAACTTGCACCATCATAGAAATTGGCATCACTACTAGCAACAGTAACTTGTGTATTATCTGCTAAATCCCCAGTAAATGTTACTTGATTATCATTGACTTCTATTGACGTAATGTCATTTATTTCGCCCTCACTTAAAACAAGAGCCATATAAAGATATTGATTATCAGAACCAGATGTTTCTAAAAAAACAATGTTACCACCAACTTTTCTTGTTCCATAAACAATAGGTATAGCTCCATTAGCACTTTTTTTATTAACTAATATTCCCCTAGCATCTAAGTCTGCTTGTATTTGTCCAAAGTCTGGTATGTCTGGCTGTGGTATAATCCAAGATATAACATCATCAACAAGGTCAACTGCACCATCAACAATGTCTGCACCAAGTTCAAAAATATCTTCTACTATACTACCCATTTAATTGTATCTCCAATTAGAACCCAAACTTTTAAAACCTAACTTTTTAAAAACTGGGTCTATATCTATTCCAGATGTTACAGAAAGATAAATTGGTAATTGTTTTGCATTCTTTTTTATAGAATCAAATAATATAGTCAATAATCTAAAATTTCTAAAACTTTTCTTAATATAAATAGTATGAAGATTTATACATTCACTGGCACTAAACCAATAGGTACTTTTGAACCAAATAGCACAACCAATAAGTTGGTTTATATCTAAATCTTTTAATAAAATTATTTGACCTTTTTTAAGAAAGGTAAGTAGTGATTTTTTTAATTTAGGTTCATCAACAGTTGGTAAATGAGAACCTTCTTCTTCTTTAAATGTAAGTAATAAATCAATTATATCTGGTACATCTTTAATTTCAGCATTGTATAAATTTAAACTAGCCATTATCTACCCCACTTAATATCTCTTACAGTAAGAGCAGAAAATTCCATTCCTTTATCACCAGAAAAAAATCTTTGCTGTGAATTATCTGTGGTTGTTCTTCCAGATGTTTTGCTAAAATTACCCCAATGTGATGTAACTGTGTAAACTATTTTTGCTGTTGTTGTGCTATCAGTAATTTTATAATCGTTTATTGTTCCATAAAATAATAAAAATGGGTCTGCAATTAAAGCTAAATTTCCATCTAAAAATCCTCTATAAATGTGAACATCATCATTTATAATATTTTCATTTAAAGCTATTGAAACATAAGTTTGGTCTACACCAGATAGACTAATAACCAGTGAGTTTTTTGTAGGTTTATTTGTTTCGCTAACAGCACTTATATTTCTTAAATGCCCATTAGATAAATATGTTCTTGAGCTACCAGAAACACTAGATGTTATATCAAAACTAGCATTGGTTAAATAAATTGGTGTTGCAAATCCAAATTCTAATAGAATTACTGGTTCTATAATACCATTGGCTAATTCTGTTTTAACTGCACTTGTTAAACCTCTAGCCATTTATAAACTCTCTATTACATCAAACTCATAATTAAATAATAAGTTACCATCTTTATCGCTTTGCCCACTGTTAAACTCTTGAGTATCACTTGTTAAATGCACATTAAAAGGCACTGAATCATATGTTACAGAACTATTATCTGCTAATGCTTCCCTTAATGGTGGCTCTATTGTTACTGTAGCTGAATTACTAGATGATGTTACATCTTCAACAACCATATAAACCTTATCATGAGCAAACTTAATTAAATCTCCTGCTTTTAGCCTTCCTGCACCATCAGCACCAAAACCATCAATGGCTATTGTAGTATCTGCAACTGAATGAATGCCATTTACTAACAAAATTCCAGTTTCATTGCCTTGTGCATTCATATAGCTTGGGAAAGTAACAGTAAAAGCTTCTTTTCTTGACCTTTGCTTCATTATAAATGCCATAATGGGTGCAAATTCTGCTCTAGTCATAAGTGGATATTCAACTGTAAAGCTAAATCTTTGACCTTGTACTTGCCTTCTAAAAGACTTGCCACTGTCTGTTTCACTAAACAAAGTTTTTTGATTACTCTTAAAGTTAATCGCATTGAATTTAGTATTTGGTAATGCCCCACTCATACTATTGCCATTTTACCCTTTTCATTCATAGCACTGTTAATAATATTTACTAATGTACCACGACTATTAACTAATAACTCATTAAATCCTCTAGCATCAACAGTATTAATATTAAAATTAACTGTTACTGGTTGGCTCATACCACCAAGCTTGTTATTTGGCACAACATTAGATGGTCTATCTGGAACAACCAATTCTGCACCTGCTTCACCAACCATATATGGTTCGCCTTGATTCATACGACCACCAAGTCTACGACCTTGATATTTTTGCTGTGAAATTGTGGCAATTTGTATAGCACCAAAAGCACCTATAGCAATAGCTAAAGGGATATTAGCAGATGCTAGTGCTTTAGTTACACCACCTGCTGTGTCCATTATTGCTTCAGCCATTCTAAAGGCTTTATTTAATTGAAATGCCTTTTTATTACTTTGAGCAAGTTGTTCTAAACCTTCCCTACCAACCTTTTTAGCTAAATCAACTTTATCTTTACCAGATAATTTCTCTAAATTTATTTCACTAGCTTTACCAGATTTTATTAATTCAAAATTATCATTAAAAGCTTTTTTCCTAATTTCCATTTGTTTATCAGCAGTTTCTTTAGCTATTCTCAAAGTTTCATCTGCATTTATTCTTTGTTGTTCAGCTAAAAGTTCATCTTGTTCTTGTATCCTATTGAATTTATTAGTAAAAGCTTCTTCTTGTATTTGCATTTCTAAACTAGCTAAATCTTGTAAACCTTTTAATCTTTCTTCATTTGAAAAAGCAGTTGGAACATCACCCATACTTGCATCAATACCTAAAGATGTTGCATCAGTTGGTAATAGTTTTTCTTTTGCTAATTCATTTTTTTTCTTCTCTGCTTCTATTTGTTTTTCTATCGCTTTAGCATTTTTAATTCTTGCATCTGAATCTAATAAAATTAATTCTTTATTTGTGTTTATTGATTCAATTTCAAGTTTCAATGCTTCAATGCGAGATAAAACTGCTTGTTCGCCCTCTAAAATAGATAACCCAAACTCACCATTAGCTTTAATAGATTCATTTAATTTTTCACCAAATGTTTTGCTTTGTATTGCTTCTAATAATTTTGTTTCTTTAGCTAATTTTGCTTCTGCATCTGCAAGTTTATCTTGATTTTTTGCTAAATGGTCTACGATTGGAACAACTTCATTTAGTTTACTTAATAAACCAATAGACCTTAGAAATTCTTTCGTTTGTAATATTGAATCTTTAAGTGATTGAATCATTTTTGATAATGCAGGCAACATTGGTGTTACAGCTTCTACCATAAACTCTTGAAACTCAGCATTTAATGCTTTCATTGAGTTAGCAAAACTTGTATTGGTTCTTTCAGCATCACCTTGTGCATCAGATGTTCCTGCAATCAATAAATTTAATCTAGCTTGTACTTTTTCTGCATTCGTTATTTCAGTAGAGGTTTTATTTATACCCATTCTAAGAAGTTCTTGTTTTAATGTTGCTTCTGTAATTACAACACCAAATCTTCTAACTGTTTCATGATTACCAACTAAAGCACTTTGAAATGCCATCATTGTTTCTACATCACTCGCATTATTGAATGATGCAACATCTACTGCTAATTTAGTTAATTGAACTGAAAGCTTTGATGCTTCTTCCCTAGCAAAACCCATAGGTACAAACGTATCTTGAATTGAAGATGCCATTTGTTCAAGTTCTTGAGTGCTTCTGCCAACATTATCACCAAATATTTCAAGTTCTTTTCTAACACTTGAAACAAAACGACCAAAAACAACTGATGATTTAGCCTGCATTTCTTCTACAGAACTTGCCATCATAACCATTTGTTGGCTAAATCTTAGTGCTTGAAATGCAACAACACCACCAATAACAGTTTTTATTGTAGTACCTAAAGCATTAAATGAGTTTGTTTGTGCAGATACAGACCTTTTTACATTATCTTTAAGGTCATTAACACCTTTAGTGGCAGATTGCATAGCCATTCTAGTCTTATCTTTGGCTATTATATCTATATTTACGTTTTTAGTTGCCACTATCTTTTAGCCCTTGCTAATCTTTCTTGTCTATCTCTTTCATCACTTTGTAGAGAATAATATGCTAACCACATATTAAACTCATAAACTGACATTTGCAAGATTTCGGCAACAGTCTTATGAAGTTTTTCAGCTAGACCAAAAACATTATGTAATTCTTGGTCTTTCTTTAGTTTTTTTTATTATCTTCAATATCTGTGTTGCCAGTACCCATAATTTTAGTAGCAACATCAGCAATTATATTTGTATCAGCTTTAGTTTTAAACTTTAAAATATGACTAGCATTAAACATTTTATTGCCATCTTTTGTTAAAGCTTTTTCTATAATTACATCAATTAATACTATTAGGTCTGTTCCACTTGCTCCCTTAAATATCTTTTGCTTTTCGAGCATATTAAAAGGTTTGCAATAAATAGCTTTATCGCCAACTAATCCCCATTCGGGTACTTCAATGACTTGAGTGTCAAGTGTATCAAAATGACTTCTTATGCCATCAAAAAAATCAATATTTTCAGACATTAAACAGTACCGATAGTAATACCACCAGTTCCTTGTAATGAAACAGTTCTAGTTGTTACACCATCTAATGTAACCCCTACAGACATACCAGTTACAATACCAGTACCACTAAAGCTTTCATCACCACTTGCATTACCTTCTGGTAAAAATACAAAGCTTAGACTTGAACCTTGTGTTAAAGATGCTTGTTGTGCATCAGTTTCATCATAATTCATGTCAACAGAAGCAGTAAATGTACCTCTACCAACTAAAAATGATTTATTAGAATCCTCTAATGCAGTTGCTTCAACAACGTCATGTGTTGTATCTAAAGTATATCCAGTTACATTACCGATAGCTGTACCACCGACTGTAATGACACCTTCTTTACCATGATGTGTAGCCATTTAGACCTCCTTTGTTTCTGGTTCAGATGTTTCTTCTACTTTTTTAGCAGACTTTTTATCCTCTAATTTATAGCCTAATTTTATATAATGGTCTATAAAATCTTGAGTAACAATAATTATATCTTTACCTTTTTTCATTTTAACGTCTTTAGCCATTATGCACTCCCTCTAGTAAATTCATATAGAACCCTAACAGTAACTCTTACACCACCATAAGGATAAATTGTACCTTCGTCAGTTGATGCTTCAATAATTTGTGTATCTAAAGCATTTCCATTTCTAGTTATATCAGTATCTAATGTTTCTTCAATAACTTCAATTAATTGATTTCTTTTTGTA